CTGAGCGACGAGGTGCACGAAGAGTTCGCGGCGTTCGAGCACGTGAGCCCCGACGCGGACGGGCTGCGTCTCGGGGGCTTCGCGCTCTTCGATCAGCCCTGCGATCTCACGGTCGGCGAGAGGTGGCTTCGGTCGTCACCACAAGGAAGGCAGGCGCTCGAGGCGAAGGAGCGGGCGAGGATCCGCTACGTCGCCCCGACGACCGGCACCCCGACGACCGGCACGCGGTCGCAGGTCTGCCCCCAGTGCCGGCGGAAGTTCTCGTTCATTCGCCCGTCACGCTCGCGGCGGTTTTGCTCTCACGCCTGCGCGAATAGGAGTCGATCATGTCGTTCATAGAGACCGCAACGGGGAGAACCTTTCACCCCCTAGATCCCGACTTCGCCGATATCTGCATCGGCGACATCGCGCACGCCCTGTCGAACCTCTGTCGCTTCGGCGGGCATTGCAGGCACTTCTACAGCGTCGCCGAGCACTCCGTTCGGGTGTCCTGGCACCTCTCGTCCTGCCCCGACCCGATCCCCCTTTGGGGGCTGCTCCACGACGCGAGCGAGGCATACCTCGTCGACGTGCCCCGGCCGCTGAAGAACGCGCGCCCGTTCGGGTCGTCGTACCTGCTCGCCGAGTGCCGCCTCATGATCGCCGTGTGCGAGCGCTTCGGCCTGCCCCTTGAGCAGCCCGACGAGGTCACGCACGCCGACGAAGTCTTGCTCGCGTGCGAAGTGCGCGATCTGATGCGCGGAGAGAGGGCGTATTGGCAGAAGCTCGCAGAGAGGCCGCACCCGCTCATCCAGATCGCCCCGTGGTCGCCCGAGGTCGCGAGGGAGCAGTTCCTGAAACGCTACGTCGAACTCACGGGGGATCGCAATGTCTGAAGTCAGGATCACCGACCCGAAGACCGGCGGGCAGAAGGGACAGAAGCCCGAGCGCTTCGACCTCTTCCCCTTCGAGGCGCTCGAAGAGATCGCGCGGGTGTATGGGTTCGGCGCGCAGAAGTACGCCGATGATAATTGGCGCAAGGGGTATTCGTGGCGTCTCTCGGCGGGCGCGATGCTGCGGCATATCGCGCGCTGGATGCTGCGCGAGACGCACGACCCGGAGTCGGGGCTACATCACCTCGCGCACGCGGCGTGGCACTGCCTCACCCTGATCACGTTCGAGCGCGAGGGGCTAGGCACCGACGACCGACCGAGGACGAAGCACGACACCGAGCGCCCGCCCCCGCCGGAGATCGACATCACGGGGGGCGACGATGACTAAGCCCTACGCCGAGCGCGTGACCGGCGACGTTCGCGAACGCAAGCGCGAACGCGATCGACAGCGGCGCGCCGAGCAGCGACAGCAACGCGACGCGCTCGAGGTGTTGCGCGCCCTCCTTTGCCCGAAGAAAGGCCGACGATGAAACGCTCACCGCTCGCCACCGACTCCACGCTGAAGCACGCCCTCGAGCGCTACGCCGGTGCCCTCGCCGCGCGCCAGGCGAAGGATCGAACGAAGAGCCTGGAGCGCGACCTGCACACCCTGCACAAAATCTTCGACTCGCTCGCCGCGGCGACCGCGCGCCCGCTCCCGAAGATCCGCCGGCGCGAGCTCGGCTCGGGCTTGCGCGAGGCAACCGCGGTCGCCGGCCTTTCGGATGTGCACTGCGAAGAGCGCGTTCGGCTCGGCGAGACGCCCGTCCCCAACGTGTATTCCCTCGAGATCGCCGAGCGCTCGATCGCTCGCTTCTTCGAGGCATTCCGGTGGCACCTCGATCTCTACCGCGCGCGGTTCAAGATCCGCGATGCGCTCGTGTGGCTCGGGGGCGACCTCATGACGGGCCACATTCACGAGGAGCTGAAGGAGAACACCGCCTTTCCCCCGATCGAAACGCTTCTCTGGCTGCGCCCTCGGCTGCTCGCGGGGTTCGATCGGCTGCTCGAAGACTCCGACCTCGAGTGCATTCTCGTGCCGTGCTCCTACGGGAATCATGGGAGGAACACGGCCAAGCCGTACCGGGCGCTCGGCGCCTCGCACTCCTATGAATGGCTTCTCTACCAGTGGCTTTCTTCTCTTTACGAAAACAACCCTCGAATCCAGTTCCTAGCCGATCAGAGCGCGCATCAGTACGCACACGCATACGACTTCGATCTCCACTTCCATCACGGCGACGAGACGAACTACCAAGGCGGAATCGGCGGCATCACGATCCCGATCAATAAAGCAACGTCACAATGGGACAAGGCCAAGCGCTGCGACTACCACCATTTTGGACACTGGCACCAATACGTCGACACTGGGCGCATCGTCGTGAACGGGAGCGTCATCGGGTTCAACAGCTACGCGATGTCGATCAAGGCCGAGCCCGAGCCCCCGGCGCAGTTCTTCTACTTGCTCGATTCGAAGCGCGGAAAGACGGCGAAGTCACCACTCTGGGTTCGCGACTCCGCCGACGTGCCGCGCAAAACGTGCGCGTAGGTGAGCGGTGTGCGTGTGGATGGCACGTGTACACATCCACGCGCACCCTGCCCCGCCCGCTTACGAAGCGTGGCAATCTGACACAATTCAAACATGCAACGGAACGGAAACGCTAGCTTGACTGTCTTTTTTCGGGGATAACGAAGCCCAGCAAACAAAACGCGCCCGAGGGGGACCGGCGGCAACCGACCCTCTCGGACGACTTCCTAGCCGGGGAGGCGCCCCGGCGAAGGCAGGGATCGTGTTAGCACATTCCGAACGGGGCACCAACCTAGCAACCGAGTACAAGAAAACAGACGAACCGTCGAAAAAAGCCGACCTGAGGGGCCGCCTCGTCCACGCGTACCGCCGGCGCATCGCCTCGATCGTGCGCGTCATGGTCGCGAACCCGGCGCACTGGGAAGACGCCAAGCAGGCGGCGACGGTAGGGCTGCTCGAGGCGCTCGACCGCTTCGCTCGCGGAGAGGTCGAGGTGCGCAACTTCGACGTGTGGATCGGCAATCAGATCGCCCCGGCGATCCGCGCGTGCCTGGACACGCACGTGCGCTGGCGCAAGGCGCCAAACCGGGGGCGGTCGCCCGCCCGGGTCGCGGCTCGGGAGGCCGCGGCGGTGCACATGTACCCGGCCCCTTTGGCCGAGGAATTCGTGCCGGGCGAAGGCCGCAACCCCGAGGAGCAGGTCGCCGACGCAGAGGAGCGGGCTCTGCTTCTCGCGTGGACCGAGAGCCTGCCCCGCGAGGATCGCGAGGTTCTCTTCTCGGAGTCGCGCAGCCGTCACCACAAGACGCTTGTAACCGCGGCGCGTGCCGCGTTCGCGTCGGGAGGCCGACATGGATCCTAGGTGGCATTTGCTGATCTTCTTCGGAGCCCAGATCGTGATCGGGATCTTGGGATACTGGCAGGGCCGGAAGGACGAGGCTTTGGTGTGGCACGAGCGCGAGCGCGAGCGGGTGCGCCGTCGGATGCGGGGGGAGTCGTGAGCTTCCGCGACAACTACCGCGAAACGCGCGCAGAGCCTGACAGAACGTGACAACACTGCGCGCTTTTGATCAGGTGAAACCGTGAATCAGGTAGCAGCCCGCTCAGCAACGGCGCCGCACCCCGTTGGCGTTCGCCGAGTGGCTCATACAGATCGCGAGCAGTGTGCGATCGTCGGCGCAACTGGCGGGATAATGGATTCAACACTGCGCGCGAAGGACCACGGGACGAAGGGAGGCTAGGGCGATGAGTCAGTACGGCGACGAACCGTGTTCGGTGTACGAGGTGAAGGAACGCAGGGCCCGCAAGGAGCACAAGTGCTCGGCGTGCGACGAGACAATCCGTCCGGGGGTCAGGTATACCTACGTCTTTTTGGTGCATGATGGCGACACGTACATCTACAAGCGCTGCCCCCGCTGTCAGACGATCTACGTTCACCTATCGGAGAAGATCCGTGCAGAGGGCGACCACGATCAGTTCTGCGATGAAGAGCTCAACTGCGGGCACGAGTACGAGGATCGATGGGAGGAGCCCACCCCGGAATGGCTTGCCGCACTGGCGTTCTGGCTGCCGGGAGATCCGTTACCGAGTGCGCACGGGCACGAGCTGCGGTGTGAAGTCGTCTCGCCCTCGAACATCGAGAAGTGTCAGCCCGGGCACGGTGCAAGGTGAGCACCTACGCCCTCGAGCAAGGCGACGTTCGCGAGGTGCTCTCGGCCTTCAACGACGCCTCTTTCGACGCCCTCTTTTGCGACCCCCCTTACGGGTTCTCGTTCATGGGGAAGCGCTGGGATTACGACGTTCCGTCGGTCGAGACGTGGGCCGAGTGCCTTAGGGTGCTGAAGCCCGGCGCGCCGCTGCTCGCGTTCGGCGGCTCGCGCACCTATCACCGGCTCGCGTGCGGGATAGAGGATGCCGGGTTCGAGCTGAGGGATTGTCTGATGTATCTCTACGGCAAAGGCTTTCCGAAGTCTCAGAACATCTCGCTCGCGATCGACAAGGCAGCAGGCGCCGAACGCGAGGTCGTCGGCACGCGCACGCTCACTGGGAACGCTGCGCTATCGACGAAGGAAAAGGGAGGCACGTTCGGTGTGCAGGTTGGCTCTGTGCCCGCGAAGGAAGTGCCGATCACTGCTCCCGCAACCGCCCTCGCGCAGGCGTGGGACGGGTACGGTACCGCACTGAAGCCGGCCTTCGAGCCGATCGTGCTCGCGCGCAAGCCGCTCGAGGGGACGATGGCGCAAAACGTCGCGCGCTGGGGGGTCGGTGGACTGGCGATCGATGCGTGCAGGATCAGGCGGGCTGCAGGCGACCGGACGGAATACGGGCGACACGCCGACATCCCCAGCGCGCCAAGCGTCGCAATGGGCGCACGTCGATGCGCGCCGGCGTACGAACCGGACGATGCGGGCCGGTGGCCAGCGAACCTCCTACTCGACGAAGACGCAGCGGCCCTGCTCGACGCGTCCGTTGCCCCGACTCGGTCGACCCCCTACCCCGAGCACCAAGCCCCCGGCAACGTCCTACCGCTGAACCGCCGCGCCGCGGGCGGGTACGGTGACAGCGGCGGCCCGTCGCGCTTCTTCTACACGGCGAAGGTGTCGACGAAGGAGCGCGAGGCCGGTTGCGAGGGGCTGGCGCTTCGCAGCGCCGGCGAGGCGACCGAGCGCGAGGACACATGCACCATGTGCGACGGGCAAGGCGTCTACCTCGTCGAGGCGCACGGGGCGCAAGAGATGAAATGCACCGATTGCGCAGGCTCGGGGCGTGTCCGAACCGCCGGCCTAGACAACCCCCGAGCCGGGGCCGGGCGCACGGGCGGGGCGCGGAATCATCATCCGACCCTGAAGCCGATCGCCCTGACGACGTGGCTCGCGCGGCTCGTTATGCCCCCCACGGATAACGCCGTTTTATTAGTCCCCTTCGCGGGCTCGGGCTCGGAGATGATCGGCGCCCTGAAAGCGGGCTGGCCCGGGGTCGTCGGGATCGAGCGCGAGAGGGAATACGTGGAGATCGCTCGGGCTCGGTTGCGGCATTGGTGTGCGGAAAGTGAGGCGGCATGATCTCCGACGTCGCCGCGCTCTTCGTCGATTCGAAGGGGCCCTACCCTAAGATTGTGGAGCACTGGTACGACGAGGCGCGCGACGCGTGCACGTATGCCGGCCCGTGGCCCGTCGTCGTGCACCCGCCGTGCGGCCCGTGGGGGCACTTGCGGCACCTCTGCAAGAGACAGCACGAGGCGCCGCTCGCGCCCCTCGCGGTCCAGTTCGTGCGCAGGTTCGGCGGGGTTCTTGAGCACCCGGCGCATTCGAAGCTTTGGGACTGGTGCCCCCTGCCTCGCCCGGGCGAAGCCCCCGACCGTTTCGGGGGGCGCACGTTCGAGGTGAATCAATGCGACTTCGGACACGTCGCTCGCAAACGTACGTGGCTCTACGTCGTCGGCGTCGACGAGCTCGGGCCGCTGCCCCCGCCGCGAGAGCCCACGCATTGGGTGAGCGGATCGCGCACCGCCAAGCGCGGCCCCGTGCCGCCCGGGATCAAGGTGTGTTCGGCGCGACAGCGCAGGCGCACCCCTCCCGAGTTCGCGCTCTGGCTCGTGAACCTCGCGCGCCGAACGGCGCAGGAAAGGAAGGTCGCATCGTGAGACGCCCCCGACCCCGCCGCACCCGCCTCGAGCGCGCGACCCGTTACGTGGCCGTGTCGATCGGCATGCTCTTCGTTCTCGTGGGGCAGGCTGTACAGGATTGGGGGGACCGGTGAAACGCCGCGCCGGAACAGTGGACATCGTCGGCGTACCCTTCGCCGTGTACCTCGCCGACGCGAAGGGCGAGCCCCTCATGGCGACCTGTTACGGGATCTGCATCCCACACAAGCAACAGATCGTGATCGACGTCGAGTCGTCGCGCGAGATGCGTTGGCTGACGCTCATGCACGAGGGGCTCCACGGGATCTGGGCGCACGCGGGGCTGAACGACCTGATCGACGGCACGACGAAGAAGGGCCGGGAAGAGGTGTTCATCCGGTCGATCGCCCCGCACATCGTTCGGTTCATCGCCTCGGCGGAGAGAGGGGTGCGGATATGAAAGGGCACTTTCGGATCAGGGCGAAGGCGACGCAGCCGCCCGTGCCGGCGCAGCCCTCCCTCTTCGGGATCGAGCTGAACGGGATCGTCACCTCGTGGTGCGATGTCGAGGTGTTCGTCGTCGCGCCCGACGGCACCGAAACGCCCGTGACAGGGGTTCGGTCGATTCAGATCGAGGCGAAGGAGAGCGCCGAGCCGATCACCGCGAAGATCGAGGTTTACGTCGACGAGCTCGACGTCGAGGCCGAGGGGGAGATCGCGCCGACGCTGCGCTCGGATCAGATCGCGGTCGTCGATGATCATACGGTGCGGCGGGTCGAACCCCCGAAGCCTTGTTACTGGTGCGGGCGCTCGAAGACCCCGGAGGGCGCGTGTACCTACTGCGCGGG